GCCCCAATCCTTATCGTTGGAAAAATAAAACCCGGGTTCGCCGGCGCCTGATGCGCGTACGCGATGCCACAAATTCATAAAATAATCTTTATCAATTTTGTGTCTCAACAACACCACAGAATTATTGGCGCGCCCTCTCTGAGGATTCTGTTCCCACCAGGACCCGGCCTTTGCAGCAATCATCTCTCGATCATCTGCAGAAAACAATGAAATTAAGGCGGCGCGGCGGATGCCTCCTGCCAAGACCGCGTCCGCAATGTGACAAACCATGTCATGGACCTCGATTGGCTCAAGCTTGTCGCCTTCTTCTTTTTCAGAAAACATACCCTCGAGTTTTACCAAGCACTCTCGCAGCGGCTGTGGCCCGGGGGCTTTACCGCCAGAAGTAACTAAATTCGCACCCTTTGGTCGGATATCTGAGTAGTCGAAGCGTATACGAGAACCTCCAAAAAAATAAGACCTCACGAGGGCTTTCACAGCGTCGGCCCACCCCTCAATGGAATCATTGATCAAAAATCGACGAGAACGTTTAGGGTTTGGTTTTCTTATCTCCGGGAGACACTCCACGTGATGGCGTTGAACACTGTATCCCACGCCAGTACCGCCCAACAACAAAAACATGGCCTCACTAAAAGATCTCCAATCATTAATTGGCATAAAGGCACAATTAAAAATTCGATTTGGAGCAACTTCGATGGGCTTGCCACCAAACTGCATAGACCTCATAGAGGGGAGCACCTTCTTTTCGTGCACAAGCTTGTATGCCTTGTGAATCTGTAGTTCTAATTCTGGAAACTTTCTTAAGTGCATATTCATGTTTCGAATTACTAATTCTTCCCACGTTTCTCTTCTCTTCTTTTCAGGGATGTACCTTGCGTATTTCATGTGCACCGTAATATCTGACAAAATTTTATTTGATAACTCCACTAAACTCACCCTCCTTGTTTTTGCTTTTAAATTCTGCGTATTTTTGCTTTAAATTCTCTAGTCTCTCCTTTGAAGACTTATCTATAATCTCATTAATACTCTCGTTCGTTTGGTTTAGGACCTTTATGCTCACATTTGCAGTGTCCATAAAAATAGGATAGATTAGCCCATCGGGGCCGTTACGATTTTTGGCTATAAAGAATCTTCCCGTATTTGTATTTTTGTCTTCTATGGTCCTTGAAACAGTAAAGATAAAATCCGCAACAAAACATTTGTTGAAAGCTTCCGAAATGGACTCCATGGTGATCACCTCTGCATTTAATCCTGAGCGGTTTGTTTGTGAAGCGGTCCAAATTGGACACTCGTGCTGCTGTGCTAGGCCCCTCAACTCTTCGTAAATAGTCTCGAGTTGGTGCCTTTTTTCGTCTTTTTTTGAAAATTCTGGTTTTATCAAATCGCCATAATCCACAATTATCAAATCTGGATTAAAGCCTCTTCGACGTAACTTATCTAAATGATTCTTAATAGTCTGAATTGACGCTGATCTCGTTGGATATTCTTTGACTATTAACTGTCCTTCTATATCTTTTATTTCTTCATATATCTTCTCTTTAAAGACCGTCAGATTATTGAGATTAACCCCAGTTATAGCTGAATCATATCTGCTGGCCACAACGGTGTCTGCCAGCTCAAGAGTGTAGTGTAGAACGTTCTTCCCGGCTTTTAAAGCATGGGCGCCTAGATGGACCAGGACCATCGATTTGCCTGCACCAGTAGGTGCCACAACCACCCCTAGCTCGCCCTTGCCAAGGCCGCCCTTCGCTACCTCATCTATATGCTGCCAACCCGTTGTTATTGGGTCTCTAGACTTCAACGCAAATCGGGCTTCGAAGTCTGTTAAATAATCATATCCCAGGTCATTGTCCGATCCAAGCTTTAAGGCGTTGTCTATCACTTTTGACACCTCATCAAAGGAAGACGATTTTATTAAATCGACCGACCTCATGAGAGCCTCTTTTAGTTTTTGTTTCCTGCAAAAATCTAAAGCGATATCCTTGGTGTAATCTGCCGAATCTGGCAGAATTCCCGAGGATAGTACTTTTGCATAATACTCTCTAATTCTAATCTTTACAGAATCTGGCTGATCTTCAAGACCTGATCTAATTATTGTTGCCATGATTTTTGAAGTAGGGTGTACTTCGTATTTCGCTCTATATTGCTTTATTTTGCCTATAAATACCCTAAGATGCTTTAATTCTAGAAAATTAAGATCTAAAACTTCGAACATCTGATCTGCGAAGGGGCGATCATTAAGAATAAGGTGGCACAAGTCTTCTTGGAAAGACTTTCCAAATCTTGAAAAGTTAGTTTCTGCTTCCATCGCAGTTTCCTTGTTTTATCGTTGTTTTATCGTTGTTTTATTAATTATACCGCATTTTCTTAAGAAAAGGAAGTAATAATATCGTTAAACTTCTGCTCTAAAGACTCGATGTTTACTGTTAAAACACCATCTTTGATCATCAACTTTCTTAGTTCGGTTTGGTTGTAATGGGGAGAGTATTCTTCAAAAGTTTCATCTATTCGGGTACGACACTGTGTTGACAAAGAGGGTGAAGAAAGTTGCATAATCGCATAGTTATCTTTAATGAGTTGCTCAGACTCCAAGACATTAGAATAAACTTTTAGCCCGCTCTCATCCTTTCTGCACTCTTCTAGTATGTCTGATATATACGCCTCTTCCTCCTCTATCATAAACGGAAACCTTTTGGCCACTGTTCCCAATCCAACACGAGGGCAGCCCGGCAGGTTGTCGCTAGGGTCCCCAGATAGGGCTCGAGCGAGTGCAAAATTGTTAGGATGAATTTTATATTTCTCTATGACAGAGTTTTTATTTAAAACCTCTTTCTGTATAGGTCGGAACAGAACAGTCTTGTCGTCCAAAAGTTGTATAAAATCTTTATCTGCTGAAACAATTACTTTTTGCCATTCCAGAAACATGCTTGAAGCTTTAACATAAGAGATTACGTCGTCTGCCTCTACTGCAGGTTCCATAAATTGAACTATGGGTGTTTGATTTAAGTATTCCACTACTCTTATCTGTTGCCAGAGCTTATTATTGTCTGTATCTTGTGGGGTCATTTCTTCCGTAGACCAGTTAACCCTCAGGGGCTTACGACCCGCTTTGTAATCTTTGTTCATGGCGCGGCGGGCTTGAGAACCACCTTGACCATCCCAAACAACAACAATCATGTCTGGCTTAATTTCTCTTGTGATTTTATTTAAAATATTTACAAAAGTCCTCATTCCACCAATTGGATTACCATTGGGGTTTTTACTAGGGTCCACAATATAGCCACGAATAAATTGGTTAAACGCGTCTACAATCATTACTCTCTTCATTGCATTCTCCAAAAAAAAAGCCCAGCAAAGAGCTGGGCGTTGTTGAGCTAATCGTTACTCGACCGGAGGATCTTCCGTGTCATAGAAATCGTCAGCTTTGCCTTCTCTATTCTTGAACTTCATAATAACATCTTCGTCCATAATTGTCAAGACACTTTGTTTGAATTTTTCATCGGCCAACTTGCTTACCCAGTTCTTGCGCTGGAACTTTACTTCAGTACCATCATTCTGAACCAAAGTAAACCAAGCCCCTGATTGGAGAAGCCTATCAGAGACCTGAATCGCATCAAACCAACTCTCCTCATCTTGGACTCCGATACTCTCGTCCCCCCATAGGATCTTAAAATTGCAATGTCGGCCGGCTGTACCGAAACGAGATTTTTCAAGCTTTGCTTTGACTTCTGAACCTATCCTGAAACCATTATCATCTTGCACAAAAGAGGCTTTAGCTTTTCGCCCAGTAAGCCAAATTCGCAAAGAATAAGCATAATGCATCGCTTTGCCCCCTGGGGTTACATAAGGAGTTGTCATAGCCTCAGATGGTGACCGTGTAATATTTGTTTTTAACTGATTGAGTACAAGAAACGTTGCTTTACTGTTAGCGATTGGTACTGTCAATTTTGACATACCCTTAGATAAAATCCTTGGCTTTACAGCCATCGATGACTGAGGGTTGAAATCCCCCTCAACATCTGACATAGAAGGTGTTAGAGCCAGGGAATCCCATATAAACAGCCACTTGTTCCCTGTCCCTAGCAACTCTTCAATAGTCTCCAGGACAAATTCAACTGATTCAGCCTGAACATACATAAGGCGCTCTAGGTCGCAACCTGCTCTTTCTAGAAAACTTGGGTCAAGGGCTGACTCGGAATCGAAGTAAACCACGTCAATGCCCATCTTCTGAGCATTACCAGCCACTTGTGCAGCCATGAATGATTTGCCGGTTGCTTCCAAGCCGGCAATCTCCGAAATCTTACCGACTGGTATGCCAGCAAGCTTCCCCTTGCAGATAATTGAATCCAACCACCTTGATCCGGTAGAGATCCATTCACTCACTTCAGTTGGATTATTATCCTGAAGTGAGTGAGCAACCTCTCTACCAGCCTTCTTGTTGATAATGCCTCTGATAGAAGCAATATCTAAAGCACCCTTTTTGAGTTTGGAAGCCTTAGCCATTTGCCACCTCTATTGCTTTCATTGCAGTTTTTACAGATGAAAGCTGATAGTCTGTATAGAGGCCATTGACCTTTTGACTCACCTTGTTCCAAATCAAATGATTCTCCACAATAATAAAAGTTCTATAATTTGCAGTTTGAAAGTTCTTGCAAAAAATTTCTTCAAATTCTTTTAAAACTTCTTCTTTTGCAAAATCCCAAAAATCCTTAATCTCAGAAAGTGGAATATTCAAAGAAAACAGAGGACCTCCATTTCCTTTATATTTGTTATCAACCTTTACCACGCAATTTAGGACTGCTCTTAAAACAACTGGCAGGAAATCTTCCAAAATTGCACTTTTCACTTCCAAAGAAGTTGTAATACTAGGGTTTGCAACAGCCACTGAAGGTTTGGTAAATCTGTGATAAATGTATCTTTCAGATTCCTTAAGGTTCACGGGTTTGTTAAATTTAGTTTTCGAGTGCTTTCTCAAAACTCGGTAGTTCTCATAACCATTGATGGTACTCCAAGAGTCCTGAATATAATCACAGATTTCCAATGTTGTATCCGCCATAGTAACTACCTGGCTTGAAAACTCAGAGTAACTTGCTGTTTTGGGCCAGAAGTCCTTTACGATTCTAGCTCCTTTTCTTCTTGCTTTATTGGCATATTCGATGTCCTGCCCATCATAAGCACTAAGACCCATATACTGAGCCAAAAGTGCTGTAACTTCTGTTACACTGGAATCTTTTGGTATAATCTCAAGGGTCTGAGGATATTTTTGATTCTGCTTGAAACCAATATTTCCAAATGACTTTGTCAAGTTGTTCTTTAGTGTATCAAAGTCGCCTCTGACATTATGCTCTGAGCGAGGCTCCTGAGGAGTGCGATGATTGATTGCACAAGCAACCTCTCTCCTCTCTTCTAAGGAGTCAAAATAAGAATCCTCCGTCAGCACTATTCTACAAGTTTGAAACTCAAATCCGACCTCGGATCTACCCTGTAAAATATCTGCAATTTCTTGCAAAATTGCTGCGGTGGTATGTTGGCCGTCCCATGATCCGCAAAACTTAGTAGAGCATGTGAATTTGACCCAACCGTCTTCTTCACTATACTGAAATGAATCTGGGTCTATTGTTATCTCCAGTCCTCCATTCTTTACAGAAAGACCTTGCTTTTCGCGCATTGACTTTCTAATCGCCGCGATCTTTGGAGAGTTCGTATCCAAATCTCTTGGCTGAGACTTACTTTTGGGAATCATCGCGATGTCTCCCGGGTCAAGGGCAT